CTGGAACCATATCACCAGTACCAATTGAGGCAATACCTGAACGACCTAAAGCTGGAGCCATGATCTGTTCTGATTCTGGGTTCATAGCCATTCTGCGATGCAACATTAATAACTTTTCAATCTCAGCTGCTAACATAGGATCGGTAGATGGATTAGCCAGCATCTCTGTTAATTCTTCATCGGTCTTTAAAGAAAGATCACCGCCACCTGCATATGCTAAACCGCCATTTTTGTATGTTTTAGCAGCCATCAGACCACCATTTGCGTGTCCTTTGCCTACCATACCGCCTTCAGCTTTAAAGCCACCAGACATGCCGTAGATACCTAGGGCAGACATACCTAGACCGCCAAGCTGAGATACAGCACTTGGAGGCGCTGAATATATAGATTGAGCTGACTGTGATAAGGGTAATCCACGAGTCATATCGGACATAAAAGCCAACTGTTGGTATGGATAGTTTTTTTGCTTAAGGAAGTCTTGATAAGCCTGATCCAAACCTTGTTGAGCTTGAGCCTGTTGAATTGCTCCAACTTGTTGCTGGGCTTGGTTAATTCCCATATTTTGACCGTACTGTGTCTGACCTAACTGACCCAATGTTCCAGCTGCTTGATTGGCTTGACCAAAGCCAGCCATTTGACCTTGTAGACCTTGTAATCCTAGACCAGCACCAAACTGTTGAGCTTGTTGAGCAGCTTGGAAAGCGTTTTGATAACCAGAACCAATGGCTGCGTTCATAGCCATATTCTTATTGCGCTCATTCTCAGCTTGCATTAAAGCCGCACGATTGCCACCAAAAGCGCCTTGGCCTACAGCCTGACCTTTTAATTGGTTGCCAGTAATATCGTACTGGCGATTCATTTCAGCTAACTGTGGTTGTAATGCGTTCTGAATGTAAGGAGACATGTACGCTTGTTGAGCGTATGGATTGGTGGCTTGGTTAGCATATTGCTGTCCAGCCATACCCATCTGACCGCCTGTTCCAATAGAACCTAATCCAGAAGCGCCAGCTAATCCAGTAGCCTGTCCCAACTGTGGGGCTGCTTGCATATTTTGTACGTTTTGAAAGGCTTGTTGCTGGGTTGGATTAAAACCAGCAATTCTTTGACCTTCATAGGCTTGGTAAGGATTTTGATTAATATCCGTTAAAGCCTCACTCTTACCAAGCATGTTTTCAACATACGGACGAGCATACTCAGGTATAGAAGTTTGAGTAACAGTTTGCTGTGCTGGAGGAGGGCTACCACCACCGCCACCACCGCCTTTGCCACCACCTTGATAGGTGTGACCCAATACTTTGTTTTTTCCAATAAGTATGCTCATTTTTTACGTTCCTTAATCCAGCGACAGTCTGCTTTATTCATTTCTAGTACACATAGATCACCACCGTCATCGTGCATACCTTCTAAACGCACGACCTCAGTAAACCCTAATTTTTTGTCATAGTTCATAGCCCTAGTATTAAGACTATTAACTATGGCAATTATTTTTTCTACACCTAGAAAGTTAAATGGAAAATCAAATGCTCCAAATAACAATCCTTTTGGGGTATACGAATCTACTAAGTTAATAACGTGCATCTGGCAAGTTTTTCCTATAAAAGCCGTAAACCCTACTACCCATTCAATTTTATTCTCTTCATCTACCCAAAACAAGGCTTGCAAATCACCGCAAGGTTGAACGCCTACATGTTCAAGCAATATCTCTGCTGCTCTTTGCTTGGCTTCAAATGACTGGGCGCTCTGTAACATTTATGCTAGTAAGTGCTTCTTAGCCTTTGTATCTTTTGCAACATTCTTTTTACCAATAGTCTTCTTACGACCTTCCTGAATACGATCCATCATGGCATATAATCGTTTAGCGCCAGCATCGGTGGAACCATTACCTATCTCGGACACAATTCGAGCTGGTATAACAAATTCACCATCCGCAAGACGGGCTGGCTGCTTTCCTGCAATTGTAGCTGGGATGTCATCAGAAACTCCATCACCTGGACCTCTTAGCAATCGACCACCATCTGAGTAGTCACCTAAATTAGCTGCACCGCCTTTAGCCATTTTTGAGGCATTAATAATATCAATGAACTCTGTTAGACCACCTTTAGCCATCATTACGCCAGTGTAAGGATTGGTTTTAGCGTCATAGTCAGAACGAATAACTTCCGCAGAAGCTGGCATTTGGGTTGGAGTAGCAAAGTAGGTATGCTCTTGCTGGCTCTGTGGATACATATTGCCTTGACCGCCCATAACATTACGGCTCATTTGCTCAACTGGACCACCAATAGCCATTAAACCGCCACGAGCTGCAGCAATAGGAGTATTTGGATTTACAGTTCCAGCACGGGCTGAATAAGGGGTTAAAGCTGTAAATTTCTGGTCAAAGTAATTACGCTCTCTGGTATCCATAATAGGCATACCAGCTGCATCATATTGCGCTGTAGCATAAGGAGAAGGATATACTCCGCCTTCTGGATTTTGGTTAGGAGTAAATTCATAAGGACGAATATTGCCAGGATCAGTAGCAGATGCTGGAGCATTAGCCCCTTTCTTCTTTCCTCCTAACAATTGCATGGCAGATGTACCAGCTAAACCATAGCCAAGCATTTCTTTGCCAGTTAATCCAGCTGCAGTTTTAATAGCACTAGCTTTTCCTGCTTCAACCATAGCTGGAGTAACAACTTCAGGTGCAGCCATTAATCCCGTTCCTGAAAGAGATGCCCCTAATTCAGGAACAACCCCGTTAGCTGCTGCCAAAGCATTTAATTGTGCAGTATTAGCAGAAGTCAATGCTGCTGTAGGTGTAGCAACAGTAGTTGCAGCAGGTCCAACAGCTCCTGCTCCAGTGGCTCCAGCTGCAGTAGCTGCTTCTGCAGCAGCGGTTGCACCAGCATAGCCAGCACCTAATCCACCAGCAGCGCCACCAATAAGACCACCAGTAAGCATACTGTTGAGAATATCTCCATCGCCAGTAACAGCGCTATATAAGCCACCGATACCAGCTCCAAGAAGAGCGCCACCAGCTAAACCAGCTGCAACGCCTGATAAACCAAATACTGCTGCGCCTGTAGCGGAAGCAACGACTGCCATATTATTCTCCTTCCAGCATAGGCTGGGTATTATCAACTAGCATATTTTCTAACACTTCTATATCGGTTTCATCAGTAGCCAAGATATTTTGAAATACCGTTGTTTCTAGGATATAAGCTACTTTACGTCCTGCACCGCCAACAAATGTCATTGGTGCTACAAGTTCCTTTTGAACGCCTTCTGCGTCCACAATAATCATTCTGCCCTGCAACATGACGCACATATGGTCTTGTCTGTGAGGCTTACCAATAACAACTGCGCCAGCTGGCATGGTTACTTCTCTAATATAAATACTAGGCCCAAAGTAGTGTTTTGTCTGGCAATCTACTTGTGGCATTTGTTCAACTTGTGCAAGCAATTTCTCTACCTTTTCAGATATAGGTATGTTGAGATCTTGTTTAACAGCTAAGTCTGTCATATTGTGGCTTTAAATTTGTATTTAGGATTGTCTGGTTGCTCTACTTTTGCCCCTAATTTAACCAACATTTGAGTAGTAATTGGGGCTGGCAAAGTATCGTATACAGTTTTAACTCCTTGATTTTTAAGGTATTTATAAAAATACTTCATATCATCTACTAAATCTTTAAGAGTCCCTACTGTAAAAAAATGAATTTGAGCAACGTTATTTCCTAAAGGTTTGTAGCCTAATACGGAGCTTTCAAATGGAATTAGCTGTAATCCTTGGTCAATTTCTTTTTTTAAATTAACCATGCCTTGTTTAACGTCAACACCCAAATTTTGAAAGTAATGTTCAAATACCTTCATAATTTGTGTTTGTTTAATGTTTTCATTAGCTGCTGTTAAACCACCTTTTGCATATCCTTTGTAGCCTTGCATTTGCCCAGACTGTTGCAATTGAGCAATCTCTCCTTGTCTGCCCATTTGTCCTATGGCATTAGCACCTTGATAGGCTGCCATACCGCCAGCTGGACCACCAAAAGCGCCTCCTACAGCTCCAGCTGCTGCTGGGACTATTGAGTCAGCTACACGACCTGCTGATAGGTCTACACCTTCTCTTTGTGCATTTGCATAAGTAGCCTCAGATGGACCGCCAAACATATTAACTGTTGGCTTATAGTTAGTGCCAAGAGCCTTATTCCATATGCCAGTCTCTAGGGGCGTGTTCATACCAAGCAAACCCTGTTCAGGGTTTTGACTGTATTGTTTTGCCATACTCTGGGCTTGATATACAGGAGTTTGAATTAGACTGTCAAAGAAGCTCATATATGCCTCACAAGGTTGAATTGATTGAAGTTTATCATGTTGTTATACAGTTGTAACTGTTACAGTTCCTATTCTACCTACCGCTTTTACACCAGTAACTGAGACAAAAATAGGTACTTTTACGTTTCCAGTTGCATCCACCCAATTTGTGCCGTTCCACCAAAGGGGAATACCAAGTCCAGGGCTGGTATCAAAGTACATTTGTCCAATATGTAGGTTTACCCCAGGGCGCTCTGCCGTAGTACCTGATATTGGCTGGGCTATAAATCCTGTAAAGGTATCTATTTGGTTAAAGTAAAGGCGTAGGGCATTATTAAGCTGGTCTTGATAGCGCTGGTCATAATCTACTGGGGCAACTAATAGATTTGGCGCCTTAGAAGGACGTAAGCTAATAGCCATTAACGTTTTCCGTCAGGTCTAATATCAATACGAGGGCTACCCAACTGCCAAGATGTGCCTAACCCAGTAGATTCAATACGGAAAGCTAATTGGCGACCACGCAAACGGGTATATACCTGCCCAGTAAACTCTTGGATGTTATATACAGACGCATTGGCATAGTTATCAGCGCTGATTACAGTAGGACTATTTGACTGACCATATGCAGAACCTGAGTTTTGACGAGGTCTAACCGTCATAGTTACTTCTGGATTATTAACATTTGAGCCGTTAAAGTTTACGTCAGGCAATATGCGCCAGACAAAACCAAAGTTATGACCATCCCCAATATCAAAGTCAGAAGACTGAACATAAGCATTAATAGGTACTGGGGTTATGCCAGACACATCATCAACTGCTGATTCTTGAAATAACATGCGAGAGTTGTAATCGGCTGCCATCGGATAGGGGCGAATACCAGAATCAAGCCAAGCAGTTCTTGCCATAGAGCCGTAATACCATACTCTGTCAAGATAGTTATAGATGACGTATTTATCAATTTGGTTTGAATTTGTTGAACAATAAAACCACCAAACCTCGTTGTACCCTTCGTTGCCACCAGCAAAAACTTGGAAAGATTGGTCTTTATTAATGTCAGCAAAAATGTACTGGCGCAATGAACAAGGCAGCGTTTCTACCCGTCCAGAGTACATATAGAATTTATCTGCACCCATCCAATACGTTACGTTATTAATAGTAATAGCAGAATTAGGCGACATTATGGAAATGTTATCCATAAGGACTTGAAAGCCCCAAACATAAGGAGGCCCTAAGTATTGCATGGAATAGATGGCAGAGTCAGACCAAACTAAAATCTCTTGTCTGGTATTAATATAAGTTACGATAGAAGAGCCGTGAGATAAACGGAACTCTCCAGCTTGGTTTGTTACGGCTGGCACCCATTCATAAGGGTTTTCTTGGTCAGACCAACGCACAATCATTGGGTCAAACGGAGTATTAGGGTCGCCAGGAAGATAAGAATTAGCTCCAAAAGCAACTATAAAACGCTGAATAGAAGAAGCGCTTATTTCTAAAGTTTCAGTTGGAACATAATCCCCATCATACCCAGCAGCAGTTGCTTGTGTTGCTAAAGACTGTGCTCTAGTAGTTAAACCTCCAGGAATAGAGCTTGGATAAGTTTGCCCAGCGGGTATCCAGTAAAAAATAGCCCCACCACGAGGAGCAATAAAAAGTTGCTCTCCATAGTTATCATTAGACCAAAGTCGAAGTTGGGAACCAATACCTGTACTAAAAGCAGTTCCCCATCCACGAGTACCTGTCTGAGCATATTCAGTTACGGTACCACCGCCACTAACTGAAGCATTAGCATTAACTTGAACAGTTACAGTGTAGGCATTAGCGTTAACTGAAGTTACATAAAATAAAGTATTTAAAAGAGGTGCTGAAATACCGCCAGTAGCTGTTGCATTAGCAAAAATAACCGCATAACCGTTAGATAGGTTATGTGCAGTATGAGTTACGGTAACTACATTAGACCCACTAGAAGTTGCAAAAGGGTTGCTACCTAAAACAGTAGTTACACCGTTATCAGGCCAAGGACCAGTACCCCATCCAGTACCAATAGAATATACATTTAAACCAATAGGTTGCTGATAAGCAGCTATAACGGTATTCCCACCGCCA